GATGATGATGTGCGGCTTTATCCCGTTCCGTTCGGTCCGGCAGCGCCCGCCTGGCTGGTCTGGACGGCGGTAGCAATAGCCGTCGCCTCTGCTGCGTACTCCATTTACATGATGAGCACCATGCAGACTGGGGCTGCCAACCAGCCAGGGAACGGTGACCAGCTTGAACTCAATCCGGCGAAAGCCAACATGGCAAAGCTTGGCGACCCGGTACGGGAAATCTTCGGACGGTACCGCGTCTGGCCGGACTATGTCACGCAGCCGATAAGCCGCTTCGTTGGTGAGACAAGCTTCGTTACCAGCATGTTTGTCGCTGTTGGCGTCGGAAATGTATCATTGCCTAAATCCGATATGAGAATAGGCAATACGCCGTTCTCTGCATTCGGCGATGATGTCAGTTACACCATCTACCCACCCGGCGCGGATGTTTCTTCCGACAGCAGGACAGAGAACTGGTACAACTCCGGCGAAGTAGGAAACACAAACTCCGGCACCGCTGGCCTGGATCTGGGTTCAAGCGGTCCGCAAACTGTCAGTGTCAGCGCTGACGCGGTGCTGGTCAGCGGCAACACCGTTACGCTTATATCAACGGGCAGCAGCGATGAAGACGCGGATGTTCCTGAATCCTGGACTGCAGGCACGATCATCACCATTGTGGCTCCTGCCTCATGGGCCGTCTCGAACTCGGGCGGTTACAACGTCATTTATGGTGAAATGGACGAACTATCGCCAGTGGTTGGCATGCCAGTTAGTCTGGGCTTCAACAATACTGATTATGATCTCGTAATTGCGAGCTATAACCCCGCGGTTCCTGCTGTTCCTGGAGTTGGAGGATCGGCGGCGAGCCTTCTGGCAAGTGCAGCTCCTTCGATTTACGATTTTTCTACAGATCCGGTAACGTTCAATATTACCTGGCAGGGAACAACGTGGCCGGTTTCGCTGCTGACAAATTATGTGACCATGAGCGGGCTGGTTTCAACAATAACGTCCCAGCTGACAGGCTCCGGGCTGATCGCTCGCGACGACTCGGGTCGAATCGAAATTTCTGAATCTTCCAGTCCCTTCTCAGGCGATACAATTACTCACAGTACCCTGCCACAATCTGCGTTTGGGGATACGCCAGTCAGCACACCGGGCGTTAAATCGTCTGGCGGAACACCTGAAGTTCGCGCCCATATTACGCTCGCCTACAACAGCGCTACCGGCAAGCCGTTCACAGGGATCCCGGCGGGTACACAGCGCATCTCAATTGGCTACGCCGACAATAAGTACCGGATTACTGAAGTGGACAGCCAGACCATTACTGTCGAGCGTGTTTTAATCTCCCAGGTACAGCAGGGGATCCCACCTGCCACAGTTGAAGTAGTGACCGTTGACAGCACCTGGTCCGGGTTTACTGACCGTACTTTACTGGATGCCAGTATTACCGGGGTAAATGACGACTATGACTGGGTGGGCCCGTTCCTCGTTTGTCCTGATGGTGAAACCACAACCCGGTTTGAAGTGAACCTCAATTTTCAGAACGGGCTGGTTAAGTACAGCGATAAAGGGAACAAGAAGAATAAGACCGTTGAGATCATCATCCAGTATCGGGATGCGACTACTGATGGAGAATGGACTGAACAGGTGTTGAGCTGGAAGAGGAAAACCGAAAATCAGATAGGGTTTACCCGGGCATTTGCCGTTCCTGCAGGACAGTATGAAATCCGCATGAGAAGAAAGGAGCCGGTAGCCGGCGGCAGTACGCGCGATCAGGTTTTCTGGCAGGCGCTTCGCTCCAGGTTGTCGTCGCGCCCGCGTCGCTATCCAGGGATCACGACAATGGCACTGACTGTCCGGACCGGTAACCGCCTGGCTGCGCAGTCAGACCGGCGTATAAACGTCACTCCCACCCGACTTTATGACGGGCATGCCTCACGCACGATCAGCGGGGCGCTGTACCACGTTCTCGAATCACTCGGCTTTAAGTCTGAACAGATTGACCATGCAGCGATCGATTCGCTGGAGCAGAACTACTGGACGCCCCGAGGTGAGACGTTTGACTGGGCAACCAGTGACAGTAAATCAGCACTGGAAGTGCTGAAGATTATCGCCGGGGCGGGAATGGGTTACTTCCTGCTGGCAGATGGTCTGGTGTCTGCCGGGCGTGAAGGGGTGAAAAACTGGACCGGGATGATCACTCCACAGGAGACAACCGAAGAGCTGCAGACTGCGTTTAAGGCACCGAGCCAGGATGATTATGATGGGGTCGATGTCACTTACATTAACGGCACGACGTGGGCAGAAGAAACCGTACAGTGCCGTCTACCCATGAATCCGACTCCAGTAAAGGTGGAGGATTACAAGCTGGAGGGGGTGGTGGATCAGGATAGGGCGTACCGAATCGGTATGCGCCGCCTGCTTGGTTACCGCCTGCAGCGCCTGCAGCACACAACCAGCACGGAAATGGACGCGCTGTGCTACCAGTTTATGGACCGCATCATCCTGACCGATGACATTCCTGGCAGCCAGACACTGAGTTGCCTGATAACAGATATGGACTGGGATAGCAGCCGAATTACGTTGCAGCTCAACGAACCGCCTGACTGGAGCTTTACCAACCCCAGGGTTGTGATACGGCACCAGAATGGACAGGCATCCGCACTTCTGGTACCCACCCGGATTAACGATTACACGCTGAGCGTTCCATACAATGCTGCACTGGCACCCGATGAATGGGAAATGGACAGTCCTTACATTGAGCCGCCGCGCCTGTTGTTCTGTTCATCGTCCCGCGTGGGATATGACGCCCTGATAGGAGAGATCTCCCCCGGCAGTGACGGTACCAGTAGCGTGGCTGCAATCCAGTACCACCCCGGAAAATATCAGTACGATGACGCCAGTTATCCTGGCGACGCCGCTTAAACATCTGCCATCCAATTATCTTAAACCCGCTTCGGCGGGTTTTTTTATGCCCGGAGCGAGCATGACCAAATATGCAACAATGAATCCACTGGGATCTTCTAGTCCATATGATTTGTTCGACAATGCGCAGAACTTTGATTTCGCCATTAACAGCATAACTGCTGCAATCTGGCAGGATCGTTTGGGGAGAGGCCGACAAACTTGGTATGGTATCGAGTCAATGGCTCGTAACTCGATGCGTAACTATGGCTATATCACGAAGAAATCTTTTGAACAGGGTTATACCCTCGACACTCCTAACACTGTTCTGCAGCTCGAAAGCAACGGCGAGTACTACCGCTGGGACGGAGACTGGTCACAGCCCAAAGTCGTTCCGCCTGGCTCCACCCCGGAAAGTGCGGGTGGGGTCGGGCCGGGCAAGTGGGTTGGTGTAGGCGATGCGGCGCTGCGTAGTGACATGGCTGCATCAACGGGAGCCACGGAAATTGGTGAGAAAGATGGTGGAACGGTTCAGGGAAAGCTGGATGCACTGACATCCTACTCTGCAACCAAGCGACTGGATCTTTTCAAGTATAAGATCGTTAAGCAGCTCGCTGCCATACCACCGCTGATGGCTCAAATCGTTGCTACTGAGGGGTATCAGTATTTATTCCCCCAGGGGTTCTGCTATGGCAAGAACGGCGACATCTGGATAAACATGTCTTCAGATAGCGGCGCTGCTACATGGGCTACAAAATACAACGCCAAAGGTGATTGTATCGCTTCATTCAAAGCCATCACCGGTACCAGTGAAACCATTCACTTCTACACCGAGGCTGGCGTTGAATACATTGTCGTTGGCGCCAAGGGGCAACTGAAGTTCTTTAATGTCACTAACCTCCCCGCGGGCTCCTCTGTACAGACTCCTGTCAAAACTCAGACGCCTGATGTGAATTTCGGTGGTTGCGGATTTGGTAGGGGAAGGATGCTGCTGGAGGAGCAGGCCGCGCCGCTCAGCACTACCATAAATCGCGATCGCTACTTTGTCTGGAACATGGACACTGCCAAACGAGAGCAGGCCGTAACGCTGCCACTGCAGATTGTTGGCGCACAGGGTGGTACTGCGTACGATCAGGTGCTGCATAAAACGCAGGGTATCGCCGCTACGGCTGAGGGGCTGTATCTCTCTCACGGGAAAAATGCATCACCAACTGATATGGCATCACAATATGCCACTGGCGTATCCCTGATGAACTGGC